AGTAGTTGCGTTAGCAGTGTTAAACACATGTCTAAACTCATGGACCATAACGCCGTCAACCATTAGACTTGAAGAACCAGCAAACAGGCTTGAGCCTGGTCCTCTGACTCCAGCATTTCTGACGTTAGCCAAGAAATCTGAATCAAGTTTAAGGTCAGCCATTACTTGAGGTGATACAAATAAATGATATACCTCATCTCCACCTGCGCCTCTTACTCCACGGATGTAGTTGTCTTTAGCATAAGCTTTAAGAGCAACAATACACTCGTAAGTAATGGTGTCAGCAGCTGCAACTGCAGTTACGTCACCAGCAACAAGTTTACTAGTAGCATCCCATCTTCTATGTCTGTTAGAAGTTGGAGCTGTTACATCTGAACCAAAAGTCATGTCGCCAAGATTTTGTCCTGAAGTCAGAACAGGTCTCAAAGCACCACTGTTTTTGATTGTGTAAGAAATACCAGAAAGCGTTAAGAACGCTAATTGGTCAATACGATCTGCCATTGCGTAAGCAAGTGCATCACGTGAGTTCTCACGGAAATTAACAACTGATTTTTGATCAGCTAATCTACCAGAAAGTCTATTAGCAAATCTCAATTGATCGAGTTGTACAACAATGTCGTAGGCTCTTAAGGTCTCTTCATTACCCTCTAAGGTGTTGTCTCCAACGATACCGTCACCAGTCATGTCAGCTAAAAGTGTTAATACAGCTCTAGCTCCTTTTTCTGATTGAGTAAGTTCAGATATTCTCTGAACCATAGCATTAGATCCGCTACCTGCGAATTGGTTAATGAAGGACATGTTCCTAGCGACACGCCAAAAATCACGTGACCAGATAGTTAATTGTTCGCTGGTCAACGCGCTAAAGTTTGTGTTAGCCATTGGGCTATCCTCCAAAAAAAATAATACTTAGCCAACTTATTGGAGCGGCTATTTACCCGTATACCCTTTTTCGTTGGGGAGACGCTTTCATAGTTTTACGAACATGACCTCGATCAGTTTTACGCCGTGACAGGCGAAAACGTTTGTTAGTGGAACGACCCACACTAATTATCGTATTAGCACCGAATTCTTATATCTTATACCAAGCCTTAACCAAAGTCACCACGCATTCTGCGCAATGTCTCGGCTGGAAGAGCATCAAACTCCTCACTTGATAACAATGATAAATCTATTTTCTTTTCTGTTTTACTCTCACCTTTCATTGCAGGGGGTTGAGCATCAGCAGCTTTTAATTTTTTAGTTACATTAGCCACTTGTTGCCTTTCTTGGACTGCTGTATCTATTTTTTTAGTTGGGTTTTCAACTGCCGGATTCAATAATTCTGGTTTTTGAGCTGCAATTGTATATTGAGTAGCTTTTCCTAACGCATCTGCAGGTGAATAACCCTGAGACATAAAAGCATCTCGCAATTCAACTACCTCTGCTTGCAAATTAGCATCAAAAGAGGGGTCATTTTCACTTAACATAGGGTAAGTAGCCTCAATTTCAGCCGCTTTTGCTTGTAATTCAGTCATTTCTTGACTTTGTTGCACTGTTTGACCCATTTTTGCTTGTACTTCAAACATAAATTGGTCTTTTTCAGCTTGTCTTATCTGATTTCTTAACTCTACGGCCTTTTCAGTCTCTCCATTAAGCACTAAATCCTGATATTCAACTTCTTTTGCATCAAAATCATACTCTGGAGCGTTTTCTGCGGCGGCTTTTTCAGCTGCAGCAGCTTCTGCTAGCTGTTTTTGCATAGCTTTGTTTTTTGCTAACACTTCATCAAGCCTAGACTTAGGCACCATAGGTGCTTTTACTTTATCTTGTCCGTCAAGGCTTTGCTCGCTTCCTTCAACTGCTGGAATATCTGGTTGTGAAGCTGGCTCGCTGTTTTCATCCACTCCCTCTTCGCTAACTGCTTCTGGTTCAACTGTTTCTTCTTCCGCAACTTCTGGTTCTGGTTCTTCCGCAACAACTTCTTCTTCTGGAGCGGCGTCAACTTCCTGTTCGACTTCTTCATTTTCTGCTTCCTCCTCTGGAGCATCTTCTTCAAAATTTAAATCTACTTCAAATGGTTTTGCTTCATCTTCAGAAATTCCATCTGCCCCTGGCATAACTTCCATTACAATATCTTCTTTTGCTTCTGCGTTATCTTGTTTTTTACTTTTAGCCATTTTATTTACCTCCTGTAGGTTTCATGGCGGCGGTTGCAATTTTTGCAGCCGCTGCTGTTTGTGTTTGCTCACTTCTTATTTGATTAGTCATCCCTGACAACCTTTCACGTAAGTCGAGCTCTTCTTTCTTCATTTGAAGTTTGCTTTGTAGATCCGCAACTCTAATTTGTGGATCACTTGAAGTGGATTGAGTTTTAGCCATATTTAGCTGTGCCTCAGAATTTAACCTTTGTACTTCTGCTTCTAGCTTAGCAATTTCAAGTTGTGTTGCTCTAATTGCAGCTTCTTGCTGGAATTGTTGTATCTGCATTTCAGCTTCAGTTGGAGGGTTCATACCCTCTGCTATTCTAATTCTTTCTGCAATTTCACCTTTACGTGCTAAGTGTGAGTATTCAACAATTAAGTCATTTGGAATTGGCACTCCAACCTTTCTAAGTTCTATAGACTCAGCAAATTGTGTTTCTTCAAAAGTATCTCTTGAAGGAGCATCTCCTATAACTACATCATATTCACCTAGAGTCAAATTATTAATAATTTGGCCTTCTGGTGTTACTTGATTTACAACCATAGGTTGTTTTGGTTTCATTGGGTTATTTTCATCAGTGATTTGTATAACCCTTTCTTCTGTATAATAAGATTGTACTAAGTTTAAAATTCTTTCTGCTAAATACTGACGAGTCTTTCGTAAGTTATCTAATGGCACTTGTATCATTAACGCGCCACGAGTTTGTTTTTGTTGAATAGCAATTCCAGACACTTCTGCCCCATCTGTACCTAACATTGCATCACTTATGCCACTTATTTGTTTTATGTTAGCGGCAGCTTTTTGTGCAATTCTATCTAGACCGGTGGGAATCTGGTTTGGCGGTATTTTACCAGGGGGAGTACTACCGCGATTAAACTCGAGTACTAAACCAGTTTCCGCACCGTGTTCTTCTAAATCATCCGCATTCATTCCGGTTAAAGAACCGGACTCTACAATCCAACCACTATTAGCAGTTGTGTTAACTATATGCAGTTCTTGTGATGAAATTTTGTTTAATTGTTCTTGTGGTGAAATTAAATTTCTAACCATTCCAAAAGGCTTACCTCTTCTAAAATATGGAAAATAAGGCACTAAAGTAAAATGGTCATAGGGAGACCAGTCATCGTGCAATACAACAGTGTCAGCAGTTACTGTCCAACGGACTTTTTTAACCATTTTTTCTGTTATATATAAACCATAATCATCTGCAAATTTTTTCTTTTTGCGTTCTCCCCAGTTATAAGGAACATGTCTTTTATCGCCTGTTACTGGGTCAACATAAAACATACATTTTTTTAATTTATAATGCTGTCTTTCTATAACTCTAATTGACCGTAAAGCTCTAGCTTCCTCTGGATTATTTGGATAATCATTAGTAGAACCTTCATAGTCCCCTTTTGTATCTCCGTAAGTTTCGTCTTCAAACTCCATAGAATCTGCACCAAGTGTAGAACCTACTTCAGCAATCATACGCAACTTATCTGCTTTGTCTTGCCCATAAGTTTCTTCTATTTCTTCTAGGCTCATCCACTTGCTTTCAAAAATTTCATTCCAAGTTTTTGGATCATATTCTTTAGCATCTGGGTCAATTAAAATATCTAGGGGATCTTTTTGTGTAATTCTAACTTCACCTTTTACATGATCAGAGAAATCTATACGGACATCAAACCAACCCCGGTCTTGAATTAAGCCGTCAGCAAAAACCTGGCCCTCTACCCATTCTAATTTATTATTGTCAGAAATTTGCATGTACAGTTTTGTTAAGGTATCGGAAATTTCCTGGACACCAGAACCACGAGGTTTAAATTGTACATCTGCTCTTCGCGTACTTTGTTCGCCAAGAACTGTGTTAACTGTAGGTAAAATTGTGTTGATTGTTAATGCTGGTCGACCCTGATCGTCAAGCGCTGCTATGTCAGCTTCGTCCCATTGTTCCCCTCTATAAAAGGCATCACATTTTTTTGCTGTATCAATATATTCTTCATGGCCGCTGTCGCGTGCTCGTGTGTAACACTCCCATTGACGTTTTGCAAGGGTTAAGGATTCAGCTTCACTTAGCTTCTTTTTTTTATTTTTGTACTCTGCCATTAAGCGCTCATTGATGATTTACGTTTGCCATCTTTTACTAAATGTTTTAATCCATCTCTCCACGACGGAACATGCTCAGGTCTTTCAAAAAATGTAGCAAATTCTGTCATCATTAAACCGATCCACGCCAAGGCATCTACCTGGTCGTCGTGTGTACCATTTGGAAAACGTAATAGTTCTGCAACCATCGGTCCAGTCCAAACAGCATCTTGTGGAAAGTATACCATACCTTGTTGCATTCTACCCTGGATTGCCCGTGCACGTAACTCCTTATCTCTCCTACCAACTTTTAAGTCTTTAAAGTAAGCTTCAGATAGGCCCCGTTCCCTTGTTCTTTTTTCTAGAAACGGCCCCAGGGCCATTTCAATATGACCTCTTTCTATTCCCACTATACCCGGACGCCATAGTTCGTACAAGTCTAAAATTTGTTCTACTAATTCAAAGCCATCGTACTTACCGCGAACGACGTCAACAACAAATAAATTATCGTATTCATCGACACCGACAACAATACCAACTGAGTAATCGTTCCGGTCACGCTGTCCGATCGCAAGATCCCACGCGCAGTAGTAACGAAGTTTTGAAGTATCGATTTCATCGAAGTCATAATATGCGATCATGTCGCGGTTAAAGTAATCGCCTTCGTCAGATACTGGATTCTGTTGGTATAGAGCAGACCAATCGCGCGGGCCGATGGCTTTCCTTATCTGCTCGAGAGCGTCTACATTATATCTCTCCGGGTGTAAACTTTCACCTGTTTTTCTAAAACTTTCGTCTTCTTCTGCAATGGCTGGGTAGCGAATGACTTCCCATTCGTCTGCGCCTTCTTCTGCTTGGGTCAACAAGCGACCGGCCAGGTCGTCGTCGTGCCAACGCGTAAGAATTACAAGTATGCCTCCACCTGGGGATAACCTTGTATAAGCTGTGGATGTATACCAATCCCAGGTCGCATCTCTGTTATTATCAGATTCTGCATCTTCTCTGTTTTTTACTGGATCATCGATCACCATTACGTGCGCACCTTTACCAGTAATACCACCACCAACACCCGCTGCAACATAACCGCCGCCTTGAGTTGTTTGCCATGATTCTACTGACTGAGAATCTTTATCTAGTCTAGATTTTTCAAACACATTTTTGTATACTGGTTCTCTAAGCAGTTGACGTACTTTTCGTGAAAAGTTCATAGCCAAAGAGCCTGAATAAGAACAACTTATAAACTCATGCTCGGGATGCCGGCCCAAGTGCCAGGCAGGGAAAGCAATACTAGCTAACGTAGATTTACCATGTCGAGGCGGCATAAAGAGCATCAGTCTTGGTGATTCTTTATTCGCAACCTGTTCGCTAAATTTCTCTAGTCGTTGACAAATATCTTTGTGTACCCAACCTGCTTGATAGTCTGTATTAAATCGTTCAACAAATGGGAGTAATCTTTTACGTGCTAAGACTCTTTTCGCTAATTCTTGTTCTGCTTTTGCTTGAGCAGAAAGTTCTGCTTTTTTTGACTTCTGATCAATCAGTTTTTGGGGCTCGGGTATTGCTTCAACTTCGTCAGCTCGACAGTATACGCAAATTTCGTCAATAAGAACTAAGTTCTCCGGATAGAGCCCGCGACATCTTTTACATTCAGTCTTCGTTACTTCCATCTGGCTCTAAGTAGTTCGTATCGTTACCGGCAAGTTTCAAAAGTTGCGCATCAGTTAATTTTTCTAACTGTTCTACTTTCTCTACATTTATATTAATCATGGTTGCTTGTTCAGGAATGTGTAGACCGTGGAGCTTGCACAACGAATCAACGACGTTCTTTTCTTCCGTCGAGTTAGCTGCTTTTGAATGAGCTTCTAAGTACATGCCAGTTGCTGTGTTCTTATCGAACTTTACCTCTTCGCGCATTTCATTACGTAGATAGGTTAGAGCTTTTTGCATTTTGGGAGTTTTGAATATTTGATAAACACGGTCCATGTCCTTGTACCCCGCAGCACGTCCGGCGGCTGCTTTGCTCATTCCCCTTAGATGAAACAAAACCAGCCGCTCTTCCTGAACCGAAAGCTCGTTAAGTTGTAAACCGGCATAAGGCAGGTGAGATTGTAACTCAGTTCTATCTTGTTCGGTCATATCTGTGGGTCTATCTTCGTCTAGTAATCGCATGCTGAAAGATTATATTAAAAATTTTCCTTGTGTGTAACTATATTTTTACACCACCAATATAATTCATCTTCTGTCATTGTATGCTTAATTAAGTTAACACGCCAACAAACGAGTTGAATGTTGGTTATCATGTATTCGATGTTGGGGTCAATTCTGTCAATTGAAACATTAGTATTTCGTTTTTCTCCACCCTTGTGCCACGTCATGATGATCCCGGACAACGCACAACGGCCGTCTTGTTTGTCCCATAAATCATTAAGTTGTTCTGGAGTTATTTCAAATAACATGCCTTCTTCCTTTTCTCTTGAGTACTTAAGTTGGTTCCATAAATTTTTTAAATATTTATAGGGGCTTGAACTTTTGGCAATATTAGTAAGTGACAAAGCACAAGCTCTACACACCCTTCGATGATTCTCAAAGTCTTTTTTAGGTAGACTCTTTTCACACCTATCACATATTTTATCTGCCATAATTTTTTTGTGAAAATTTTTTAATAAAAAAACTATACCATATCACGTTCTCCTCTTCTCCTCGTTGTGCATTCAAAGAGGTTATCCCCCGATCCCGATTTCTACATCCAGCGTTTAACTTTTAGAGCTTTGGAACCTTGTCTCAGAAAATTCAGCTCCTCCAGGGTCGGACCTGATCTCTATCTCTTTATGATTTATATAGATTAGAAACTTAATTCTTCTCTATCTTTAGCTCATCGAGCAGGAGACATTATGTCTGAATCAAAACAAGGTCGACACCCTGACCTAAAACTGGGGCTTAAGCAACATACTCTTAACGGCTGGCAACCAGCTCCGGAGTATCTCAGCGTTAGCATTTACTTCAACGATGATGACCCAGCGTTCTTCGCTAAACTATCATCAATGGTAGAGACTGGCGGTATATCGCTAAGCGGGGACATCCATCCTCAAGTGAAACTCGTTGAATATTCTCAAGAGTATACAAACTGCTTTAACGGCAAAACTCAAAAGAATGACGCAACGCGTAGAGCCTTTGCACCCAACGAATTAGTTGGCTATGTCAAAGTTCCTGAGAAAAAGGAATCTTCAACATCTGCTAATGAGCAGAAAGCGATGGATTTCAAATGAGCCAGCTAGATAAACCCACAGCTTTAAGAATCGCCCGCGATACTTTTAGTCTACTTGGCAAAACAGCTAGCCTTACTATCATCGGTACTGGCAAACTGCTTGGTGGTGCTCATACCGCTGTCGATAAATTAACCGAACTTACCAAAGAAGGTTATAGATCACAGCGTTCGTTACCTGCAAAGTCTAAATCGCAAGATATTGACAATGCTTGAATATAAACCTTGGGGGGCTTCGGTCCCCCACGCTATTGGGAATACTACTATCACTTATATGTATGATGTATATTCATATAACTACTACTGCGGAAGACAGCGAGTTGTCGCTAGCTACCAAACATTAGAACTAGCCTTAGATAAAATCAATAGGCTTAAACAACAGGGGAGACATCCCCATTACAAACGGAGAATATTATGCTCTACACATTAGCATGTATCACCTTATCCATGATGATCATTTCATGGACATTTGGAGTTATCGCCCTGATATCTCTCGTCTATTTTTTCACCAAAGCTTAATCAAGCATTCACATCGTATGGGGGGATTCCCCCCATACCCCCCTTAAAGCAAATGTCGACGCGAAGCGCGTCGGCTTTTTTTATTGAATGCTTCGTTCAA